CAACTCCCTGCTGGTTGAAGGCGTCATCTCCGGCGCGGGATCGGTCGCGCAGGAAGTCATCGCGTCGAGCGAAAACGGCTTCCCGTGGCAGGCGTCCATCGGGGCGCTTGTGCGCAAAGCCGTGTTCGTCCCGGAAGGCAAGATCGGCCGTGCAAACGGACAGGAGTTCAACGGCCCGCTCTACATCGCCCGGCGCACAACGCTCGGCGAAGTGAGTTTCGTGGCATTGGGCGCGGATGACGACACGTCCGCAAGGATCGCGGCATCCGCCGCCAAAGAAAGGATGGAGATTATCACCATGGACTTTGAAAAATGGATTGAAGCGCAGGGGTTCGTGCTCGCGGACCTCGACGAAAACCAAACCGCCAGCCTCAAGGCGATGTTTGAGGCCGAGAAGACCAAACAGGCCGAGACGGACGCGGACCCTGGAACGGAAGACGACAACACGCCCGATCCGGTAGGCGAGATGCGCGCCGAGTTAGCGGCGGAGACCAAGCGCGTCGCCACCGTTCGCAAGGTATGCGCAAGCCAGCACGCCGACATCGAAGCAAAAGCCATCGAAGAAGGCTGGGACGAAGCCAAGACTGAACTGGCCGTGCTTCGTGCCGAACGGCCCCAGGCCCCGGCGGTACACACCGGTGGAGACACCCCCACGGGCCAGACGCTCGAAGCGGCGGTGTGCATGTCGGCCGGACTCGCAAACGTGGAGAAGGTCTACCCTGAAACAGTGCTCGAAGTCGCCGACAAACGCTTCAAGCGCCAGATCGGATTGCAGGAACTGCTCATCGAAGCGGCGCGCCTCACCGGCTATACCGGCTGGAGCTTCCGCAGTGACATGCGCGGCGTGCTGGAGGCGGCGTTCTCCACCTTCACGCTGCCGGGCATCCTGTCCAACGTCGCCAACAAGTTTCTACTCGACGGCTTTGAAGGCGTCGAATCGACCTGGCGCGCCATTGCCGCCATCGGCAACGTGCGCGACTTCAAACAGATCACCAGCTACCGTCTGACCGGCGGCTTCCAATACGAGGAAGTCGGACCCGACGGCGAACTGAAGCACGCGAAGGTCGGCGAAGAGTCGTACACCAACCAGGCCAAGACCTACGGCCGGATGTTCAGCCTCACACGCCACGACCTCATCAACGATGACTTGGGCGCGCTGACGGCAGTGCCGAGGCGATTGGGCCGGGGCGCGGCGTTGAAGCTCAACGACGTATTCTGGACGGCCTTCCTCAATAACGCGGCCTTCTTCTCGGCTGCGAACAAGAACTACGCCGACGGAGCGGCGACGGTGCTCGCCATCGACGCGCTCACGCAGGCGGAGCAGATGTTCCTCGATCTGGAAGACTCGGACGGACACCCGCTCGCGGTTTCGCCCGCGATTCTGCTGGTTCCGAACGCGTTGCTTGTCACGGCCTCGAACCTGATGAACAGCACCGAGGTCCGCGAGGACGGCAACACGAGCAAGACCAAATACCCGACGAACAACCCGCACGCGGGCAAGTTCCGGGTTGTCCGGTCGAGCTACATGGCCAACGCTCAATACACGGGCGCGAGCAACAAGGCGTGGTATGTGCTCGCCGAACCCGGCGATATGCCGGTGATCGAAGTCGCCTTCCTCAACGGCCAGCAGCGGCCGACCGTCGAAAGCGCCGACGCGGACTTTAACGTCCTCGGCGTCCAGATGCGCGGCTACCACGACTTCGGCGTCGCGCTCCAGGAGCCGCGCGGCGGTGTGAAAATGAAGGGCGAGGCGTAAACCATGGCTCTCATTCCCGAACCGGAACCAATTACAGGAGGAAATCCAATGGCAATTCAATTCGTACAGGAAGGCGCGTCCATCGACTACACCCCTGCGGCCGACGTGGCCGAAGGCGTGGGCGTGATCCAGAAGTATCTCTTCGGCGTGACCAAGCTGCCCATCTTGGCGGGCAAACTCGGTGCGCTGGCTATCGAGGGCGTCTTCGACTTCATCAAAGCGACCGGCCCTGGAGAGAGTTTCGAGACCGGCGACTACGTCCTCTTCGATGAGGTCGCGCAGCTCGCCAAACCGATCGGCTTGGGCGGCACGGCGCTCATCGGCCGGGCCATCGCTGACGCGGCCGAAGCGGACACGACCGTCCGGGTGAAGCTGCTCTATTAGGAGACCGTGTCCGTGACGAACATCCTCCAACAAGGTGCCTACTGGCTGGAAGACATGCGCCACCGCCACGCGACCGGTGCGGTGACGTATTCGCGCGACGCGGAATCCGTGGACGTGCAGGCCACCATCGGCCGGACGGTGTTCGAGGTCGATAACGGGCGGGGCATCCTGGAGAAGTACGAGTCGCGCGACTTCCTGCTTCTGAGACAGGACCTGGTGCTGGGCGGGACGCCGACGCTTCCCGAACGCGGCGACAAGGTCCGCGAAACGCAGGGCGGCACGGTCCACGTGTACGAGGTGATGGCTCCCGGCAAGGAGCCGCACTACCGCTACTCGGACCCGTACCGAAAGACGCTCCGTGTCCACACCAAGCTGGTCGATACGGAGGCCGCGCCATGATGGACATGGTTCCAAAAGTCGGCATGGGCGTGCTGCTTCTGGCCTCGGTGCCGGTGGGCGGCGATCCGACGCTGTGGGCGCAGTGGGGCCTGGCCGGTCTCGTTGTGGGCTACACGCTCTGGCGCGACAACGCGAGAGAGAAACGAATGAGCGAGGCCATCGAGAAGGACCACCACTGGGTGCGCGAGACGTTGGTCGGCGCGCTGGAACGAAACACAACCGCGCTGGAAAAGATGACAGCGCGGCTTGAAGTACGGGAGCGAACATAGTGTCTGCAATTATCGAAATCGCCGAAGCCGTGAAGGAAGAATTGAACGCGGGTTCCTTCAGCCAGCCTTTCACCGCAGAGCGGCACTACCAGCCGCTTTTCGAGTTGAAGGATATGAAAGACCTGCATGTTTCGGTCGTTCCCAACGGCATCTCGATTCACCCGCTCGGGCGCGGGAAGAACCAGTACGACGTGAAGATCGACGTGGCCGTGCAGAAGAAGTTCGACACGGACGACGCGCCCGAACTCGATCCGATTATGACCTTGGTGGAAGAGATCGCGGATCACTTCCGCCTCAAGCGCCTGGCGAATTACACCGGCGCGATGTGGGTGAAGACCGAGAACGTCCCGGTCTACGCCCAGGAGCACATGGAACAACTGCGCCAGTTTACGAGTGTCGTGACCTTTACCTTCCGGGTGCAGCGATGATCGGCATGAAAGTACGAATCGAGGACCGCACCAAGCGGGTGAAGAAGAAGGCCAAGGAGGCCAACTTCAAGAGCCTGGGCCACGCGGGAGCTGCGATCCGCCTGACGGCGCGTCGCAGCATCCGGAAACGCCAGACGGCATCGGCACCGGGCAAGCCGCCGCATACGCGCAAGGGGCAACTGCGACGCGCGGTCATGTACGCGGTCGAACAACAGCAAGAGCGCGTGGTGATCGGACCGGAGTTCGCCAGAGTCGGACCGTCTGCCATGGCGCACGAGTTCGGCGGACGGTTTCGAGGACAACGATTCAGCCGCCGCCCCTTCATGGGACCGGCGCTAATGAAGATCAAGGACCGGCTGCCGCGCAAGTGGGCGGGATCGGTCAGATAGGAGAACAAACTCATGGCAATTCGATTGGGAATGGAAGCGAAACTGTACTACGACCCGGCGGGGCTGGGCGGTGTTCCGGCTTGGACAGAACTTTCCAACGTCAAGGACGTGACGCTGAACCTGGAGACAGGCGAGGCGGACGTGACCACGCGCGGCAACGCCGGATGGCGCGCCACCGTGGGGACACTGCGCGACGGCTCCATCGAGTTCGAGATGGTGTGGGATACAGCGGACCCCGGTTTCACCGCGATCAAGGACGCCTACTTCAATAACACGCCCATCGCGTTCGCAATCATGGATGGCGACATCGGAACGCCTGGTTCGCAGGGGCTCCAGGCCGACTTTTCGATCACCAACTTCAGCCGCAACGAGGCGCTCGAAGAGGCGATCATGGTCTCGGTCACAGCCAAGCCGACCTATTCCACGGTCGCGCCCGCCTGGGTGACGGTGTAACGGAGGCAATGGCATGAAGACATTCAAAGACAACGCGGGACGGACCTGGACGATCACCGTAAACGTGGACGCCATCAAGCGCGTGCGGTCGCTCCTCAACGTGAACCTCATGGACGCCGTGGACGGAAAGCTGCTGGAGCAATTGGCGACCGACCCGGTGCTCTTGTGCGACGTGATCTACTGTCTGTGCAAGCCCGAGGCCGACGCCAAAGACATTTCCGATGAAGACTTCGGCCGTTCCATGGCGGGCGACGCCATCGAGCACGCCACCACGGCGCTACTGGAGGAGCTGGTCGATTTTTTCCCTTTGGGGAAACGCCGGGTGCTCCAGAAAGCACTCGGCAAACTGAAAACGCTGGAGGCGAAGGCGCTCGCGGTGGCGGAAAAGAGACTCGACAGCCCGGAGTTGGAGGCCGAGATGGAGGCGGCACTGAACGGTATTGGCGATTCATTTGGGAAATCGCCGGAGCCGTCGGCGTCAACCCCGGCCCCTTGACGTTGCGCGAGCTGGTGGTGATGGCAGAAGCCAGGGCCGCCAACGAATGGACGCACACGTCGGCCGTCCTGGCGATGCTTGCCAACACCCACCGCGACCCGAAGAAGACCAGGGTCTTTACGCCAACCGATTTCAATCCGCTTGAGGCCCGCAAGCGGAAGCGAACGCTGGGCAGGACGAAAGACCTGTCCATTTTGCGAACCGTCTTTGTGGAGAACCGAAAGGAGAAACGGATATGAATGCGGAAACGATCTGGAACCTGGTATGGACGGCGCTCAACACCCCCGTGGGAATCACGGTGGTGGCGGGCGTTTTCTTGTGGCTCTTGAACCGGCTCTACGCGGCCAAGCCCGGCTGGTTCAAGTACGAGGGTGCCATTATCACCGGCATCAAGTTCGCCGAGAAGGAGATCCCCGACGGCACGCCGAACAAGGGACTCTCACGTCTCGACTCCGCCTTGAAATATGTGCTCAGGGTCCACGAAGAGGCCAGCGGCAAACGCGCATCCCCGAAGGTAGCCGCCGAGATCAAGGAAGGCATCCAGATCACGCACGACAAACTCGAAGCGGCGGGGACGCTCAAGAAATGAATGTGCTTAT